CATTGCTCTTGCTGCAGTTTGCAGGGTCAGATCCAATTCCAGACCAAGAGGTCAAGTCGCCGGTGACGCCGAATGGCTTACCTTCGACCTTCATGTAGGCCCCGGATCGAATGATCAGCCGACCATCCTCGAAGGTCGCAGCGCCGGTGCCGGCAGGGTCCGTGACGTTGAACCTGTCGGCCACGATGTCAAAGATGCCCTGGGCGCCGTCGTTATTCGCCCGCCAGCCGATCACACGGCCATTGACGTCCAGCAGCACGCCGGCCTTTGCCTCCAGCCGGGTCTGACCGTTCTCCAGCTGCGTGGCGCGCGTCTCCAGGATCTGCGTCACCGTCGCGTACTTCGAGTCCAACCCCATGGCGCCGGCCTGCCATGGCGACGGCGCTGTCTGCAGTGCGCGAGCAACCTCCAGCTGGGGCCTGATGAAGAACGCGATCGGCCCTTGCCCCGTCGCAGCGTCGGAAACAAGGCGGACGATGGCATTAACCGCCCCACCCGGCGCGGTTGCGAAGACGACGCCCAGATCCCAGCCCGTGAACGATTGACCGCCGGCGGCCGTGCTCGCCGCGGTGCCGTAGATCTGCCCGACGACTTGTCCGCCGCCGTCCAAGAAAATCAGCTGCGCGTAGACCCTGCAGCGGTGTGCCGCCAAGCCGATGGAAAGGCAGTACCGAACGCCATCGGTAACCGCCACCGGCAGGCTGTTGACTAGCACCTGGCCGGCAGGTACGCCGGCGCCGCCCCAGCCGATGGTGGAGGTGTTAGCCGGTCGGTACGCCTCGCCAGCAGGATTACGCGAGGGCACGCCGATGCCCCACTGATCAAAGGCCAGTGACCATCCGCGAAGATCCACCTCGAGGCCGGCGTTAATCAGGAGATTGCCGCCGCTACCCAGCTGGCTGCGGACCTGCAGCAGCGCCTGGGCATTGGAGTCGATCCTGTCATCGAGCAGTTCGACCTTGGATTGGACCTGCTGCACCGTCGCAGCTTCAGCTTTTCCGGCCAGCAACGCGTTGGTCTGGTCGATCCTGCGACCCAGCGCCATCGACACGTTCGTCTGCGCCTCGTCCAGCTGACGGACATAGGCGTTGGTCGCTAAGCCCGGCAATGCAGCCTCGAGCGTGCCCGTACGCTGCGCGATCGCCTCCACGGCGTTGGCCACTACCCTGACCTGATCGGCCACGCTTGCCGCCGTCGCCAGCGCGCCATCACCCGCCGGCATGCGCACCAGCAGCGCGTTCAGCCGCGCGGCCTCGGCCTGCAGGTCAGTGGCGTTCTGAGTAGACATGCTGATGGCTGCTGCCAGCGCATCGCCCACTGAGGTGTACTCGCCGATCTGCTGCCATACCGCCGGGTTGCTGCCGGGTTCCACCCCTGTGTTTGCCACCAGCGCCCGATACAGCACGCCAGCACGGCGGACGAAGTCACCTGCGGGATACTCGCCGCCGGCCGCCCATTCGTCCGCACCCACGATGTCCTCGAGGATCCCGTTGAGCGCAGCGACCTGAGCATCCGTGTAGGCCCTCGCCGCGGCCACGGCCTCGTTCGCAACGCGCAGATCCTCCGCCACGCGGTCAAGGATCTCCTGCGTGATGCGGTTGTTCGCTGCCAGCGCCTGCTCGTAGGTCTCATCGATGCGGCCGTCCAGCCCGTCGATCACCTCCCCGAGGTTGGCCTGCAGGGTCTTGGAGATCACCAGCGCCTGGGTGGACAAGGTGCCGGCCGTGTTACGCGAACGGATGGCAAACGCCCATACGCCCGCCTCAGGCAGCACGGCCTCGAAGGCTGACGGGTGGTAGCCATCGTCACCCAGCGGGATCATCTGCTCCCACGTGTGCGGCTCGGTGCCAGGGTGATACCGGATCTCCACGCCGGCGAAGTTCGCCGACTGGATGGTGTCGTTGAAGAACCCCCAGGTGTAGCGGCGCACGCCTCCGCTGAGCTGCTCCACGTCGAAGAAGTCCACCAGCACCGGCGGGGCATCTGCTCCTCGGGTGGTGTAGATCACCGAGGCTGCCACGCCAGCATTGCCGTCCGGGCTGTAGGGGCGGACCGTGATCGGGTAGGTGCCAGCGCCGGGGATGCGCCAGATTGCCGTGCGGGTCACGGTGCGTGCGACCTGCTCCAGTTCCCCGTTGCCGTCAGTGTCGGACAGCACCACCGTGTCGCCAAGCGGGCCGGTGATGGCGAAGGTGGCCTGCAGCTCGGTGTATTCGGTGTCACCCTGCACCACCTGGCGCTCGGTGATCTTCAGGTCGCTGGCCACCGGCCGGGTCTGCAACAGCGACTCGTTCGGCGACGGGATGTACTCACCGGTGTGCACGTAGTGCCAGAACTCGGGGCTCTCGGCGACCACTTCGACGGCGGCACCCTTAAGGTCGCTCTCCGGCCGAATCCCCACCACGCGCACCCGCAGGCCGGGGGTCTGCTTGAAGTCGTAAATCCACAATGAGTCCCAAGCGGGGTTTTCCTCGCTGTCGCCTGGCAGCGCTGCGTCCGCCGGCCAAGGGTCGGCCAACTCCAACGTGTTGCTGGTGCCGACGAACGGACGCACTCGCAGGATGCGATACACCCGCTCCCCGGGTATGCGCAGGCCGACAAAAGCGTTGCCCTGCGCCGGCGCGGGCACAGGCTCGTCCAGCTGCAGCGTCGTAATGCCGCCAGCGACCGTCGCGGCCATGACTCGCCCGCCGAAACCCCATTGGGTCATGTCGTGTTGCAGGGCAAGCATCGACATCCGGCTGTAGGACAGGTGCTCAATATCGGTGCTGTAGCTGATAGCCTTGTACTGGTAAAGGCTCTGCGCCAAGTGCCAGCGGGCCAACTGGGCGGCCTGAGCTTCCGTCGTGATGCCCTCGCCGTTGACCTGAGCGGGGTTGAGCATGGTGGTAACGCCTGGCGCCGGCACCCGCAGTGTCTTTGCCTCCCACGTGGCTCCGTCGATGTAGCTGTATTCGATCCCGTCAGCCGCGTTGGCCAGCGTGTAGTCAACTTGGAACTGGCCCTTTTTGATCGTGGCCATGTTCACTACGCCGGACAGAGGCTGCTCGTCCGCCGCCCAGCCGACCGTGAGGCGGCCGCGCGGCCACGTAATCTGGCCGAACCCCGCCAGCGCCAGCACGTCCAACACCTGCTGGTGGCTGCGAACGTCAGTGATCCAGTTGTCGTAGGTCAGGTTGTTGGCTGTGCAGTGCAGGATGAAGCCCTTCAGCGCCTCCACGTTGATCTGCCGCTCTGGCAGGCCCATACCTGCCACCAGCTCACCGGAGGGCGCGTAGATGCCCCGCGCATAGGCCAGAACCCACGCCCCAGCGTTGCTCGTCCGTTTGGTGACCCATGCGGACCCGTCCCAAACCGGGATCGGCATCGAGTGCGCAACGCATCTGATTTCGTCAGGCGCACCGTTCAGTGATCCGTTCGCCTGCATCTGGATCCCGATGAGCGGGATTCCGTCGTACGTCGCTGGGTCGCGCTGGATGCTGGTGAGCGTGGTCCAGACGAACGAGGCACCGGCACCACTGCCATCGGTGTTCTGACCGGCCACGCGCACGCGCACGTCGTACTGTCCTTCAGCCACATCGATCGAGTAGCTGGCGCGCTGAGACTTGCTGCTGTCGCCGCGGACGTTGTAGCTGCCGAATGCGAGCCAGCCGCTCGAGCCAGCCGGCCGGTACTGAATCTGGATCTGCTCTTGGTTCTGCTTGTCCTTTCCCTTCGTGGTGCGGTCCCAAATCTGGAACTCGACACCCACCATCAGACGGATGGTGCCGGCCGAGCTGCTGCGCTGAACCCAAGCGCCCGGCTGGTGCTTCGGGTCATTGCTAGTGTCCAGCAGCGTCCCGCCATCGATCACATCAGGGTTGGTATAGAGCGGGATATCCTCGCTGGGCATGCCAGGGAAGCCCCGATGCCAGACGCGCACACCCTCGTACGAGGAAAGCAGGGCATTGCCGTTGTAGAGAGCATCCACGCTGTGGACGTTCAGGCCGGGCGTCAGCACCATGGACAGGAACTGATTGTCCCCTTCGTACCAGGTGTAGGGCTTGCTGATCAGATCGGGAGCGATCCGCATGGAGCCGATCAGCAATCCCAGTGGCTCATAGGGGCGCGCCCGATTCCGACCAGCAGCAATCGAATAGGTGGTAGGGGCAGCAGAGCCTGCCTTGGGCTGCTTGGGCTGCAGCACCCTGTTGATGAGGACTGAGCCGGCCATGTAGACGCCCGTCGCAGCGGCAGCACCCCACGCCCCCGATACTGCGCCAGCACCCCACCACCCAGCAGTGGCTGCGCCAAAACCAAACGTGAAATAGGTGAGCGCCAAGGTGGCGACCAGCGCAACAGCTGAACGGCCGACCGCCCCGCGCGCTTCGATGAGTTGGCCATTTTTCGGGTAGACGTGTGGCCACGCGCTGCGCGGCACCCCCTTGCCCCCGATCAGCACCACCCAGTCCTGGGAATCGAGCTCAGCAACGTGGCGGTGGAGAAACTCGCAGAGCGATTCGCCCGGGCGCAGGTCTGCAGGCTGGTTGCGCTGACCATCGACCAGCACGGGATGCGGCGTAACGATTAGGCGGCCATGATCCGCTGGAGCAACCATCAAGCCCATTCGTAAATTCCTTCAACGCGGAGGCCGAAGCCAGGCAGATCGCGAATTCGGTGCAGCACGCTGCAGGTGGTGCCTTCGCTGGTGTGTAACACCCACTCTTCGTGGGCCAGAAAGAAGAAAACCCCGGCATGGCCTGGGCTTCTCTGTCCGTGATCGAACATCAGAACTAGATCACCATCTATGGGCGTCCCCTCGCGGCGACGGGCGTATGGCGTGGACAAGGATTTCAGCTCCGTCGCGCCGCGAGGGCCTCGCGGCCTACGGCTGGGCATCGACACATCACGGCCGAATAGCGTCTGCTGCACCTCAACTACCAAGTCAGCACAGTCGAATGCGTCGGCGTCGTAGGGGATGGCCACGAAGCGCTCAATATCTTGAAGATGCATCAGAAAATGCCCGGAGAAATATGGGGGTTGAAACGCAGGCGAACAGACTGCTGGCGCGTCAGGAAGTCCACTCCACACGCCGCGGTGGCGGTCTGTGTGTTGACCGAAATAGAGGTCATGGGCAGCAGGTGGTCTTGCTCGATCACGTTAGGGTCGTCGCGATCGGTAATCATCAGGCGGGCCGTCACCAATTCCCCCGGTGCAAGCCGCTCAAGGTCCTCCGTTATGGCCCGGCCCACATTACTCAACACCAGCTGCGCGCGTGGTGCTTGGCCATTCACGTCATCGGGAAGCTTGAAACCGAACTGCGCGCCTATGTAGGTGATCCCGTTGCTGACCCAGTCCTTGGTGTCATTGCAGATACGCAGCACTTCTGGGAAGGAAGGCGCCGAAACCTCCAACAGCATCAGCGTGCCGGTCGGATCGGACACGCGCTGGCGGCGTTCAAGGAAGTCGCTCATCCGCGCAGATACTCCACTACAAGATCACGCTTCGCGAAACGGAAAAGCGTATTGAGGGGCACCAATCGGCCAATATTCCCGCCCGGGAACTTGGCGGTGATCATCAGGCCGGCACGGCGCGGGTGCTCCATGGTGAACCACCCGATTCGCCGGACCTCAATGAAATACCACTCTTCAAACGCCTGGACGTCCGCCTCAGACCGGAACTGCACGGACATGTGCAGCTGCTGCATCACTTGGCTGTTCAGGGCGCGCTCCTTCGGCACGCCCCGCTCCATCTCCGTCCGCTCCACCGATGGATCAAACTCTTCACCGTAGTCCGCAAAGCGGATCTCGGCATACGCAGGCCATTGAGGCATCACACGCGCTCCTCTACATCCAACCGACTCTTGATTGCCGTGAGCAGCTCGCCGCCATTGGCGACGTTGGCGGCCGCAGCCCCGATCACCTGGCCCAGCAGCACATCGATATCGAAACCACCGGTGCCGTTGCGGCGCGCGGTGGCCGTGGCGCCACCTTGTGCACCGTGAACGCTGACATTGATCTGTGGCGCAGTGCCAACGGGCACGATCGCCGGCCCCACCGATCCGCCCTCGTCATAGCCGCGGCGACCAAGCCGCATTGCCTCCACCACGGCAACACCGCCGGCGCGCGCAACGTCCCTCTGCGACCACACGACCTCGTTCTTGTGAACAATGCCGGCTGCCTGCTTCTTGCCGCCCCATCCCGTGTGCCCGCCTTCGTCGAAGCCACTGATCCGGGGGCCAAACATCTGCCCAAGCGACGACACCAGACCCAGAGACGCCTGCTTGTAGGCGACTCTGGCCAAGTCCGCGATGATTACCTTCGTCAAATCAGCCGATGACAGCTTCGTGTTGGTGGCGAAGCTCACCCATGCGTCTTCGATCCCCTCGAAAGCTGAAGTGAAAGCGCCATAGGTCTGGCCCGCGACATCGGCAGATGCTGACAGGTAGTCCTCGAGCGCTCGGGTCGCGCCATTCTGCCAATCGGCCATGTAGGCGCTGCGCGCCTGCTGATACTCGGCTTCTCGCTGCAAGGCTGTGGAATGGAACGATTCAAGCGCAGCCAACTGGGCGTCGTATTGCGCCTGGGTGTACCCAGCGCCGTTGTTTGCTGACGCGTTGCGGTCGTTCAGGTCGGCGAGCCGCCGATCGTAGTCTTCCTTCAGGTCAATCTGCCGGCGCAGGCGCTCGATTGTCTCGCTGCCGGCTCCGATGCCAGCGAGATCCGCGTCATTCCCCTGCTGGCGAGTACGCGCCGCCTCACCGAGTTCCTTCTGGAGACGAAGCAAGTCCTGAGCACCTTTGCGCTCAGCTTCTTGAGCAGCCACAGCCTTTCCGCCCGCAACTGCCTGATCGAGTAGGGTCCGAACCAGATCTTTGCCGCCCTCATTGAGTTTGCTCTTAGCTGAAGCAAGCTCATTGGTGATGGCAACATTCAATCTATCTGCGGCGGTCATTCCCTCAGTCAGACCCAACTGCTCCTTATCCAGAGCAATCTGGCGCTGAACCCTGTCGATGATCGACTGAAGCTGTGAATCCTGCTGCTTCGACGCTGAAACCCCTTCGCGAGCAGCAGCCTTACTGGCTTTCTGCTGCTCATTCCAAGCCTTTTCCGCAGCAACGTCGTCACGGACGAACTTGGCGCGGTCCTGAAAATCCTTCCGCTGGGCGGGAGTAAGCAAGGCCATCGCCTCACCCACAGTCCTGGTTCCAAGTGCGTCTTGGTACTTCTTGCCCTCCGTGGCCAGCCAGGCGGTGTATTCGCCCTGCTCACGCTTCAGGCGCGCAACTTGCCGGTTCCAAACGTCGCTGTTCCCGGCTGTGCCGA